TTTGTAATATAGGGATCAGAATAAACATCTGACAAATGTTCTTGAGTGATTCCTACAGTAACCGTTGGCATATAAACTCCGTTTTCAGAGTAAGCTGCTGGTGGCTTTGGATTCTCAGCGATTTAATTATAGCATTAATCTTCATCTTCTTCATCTTCCCAAGCCTGACAAACTCGCATATCGTTACAGATAAAGTTCAGTTTCTCACAATGTCCACGATAACCATAACCAGTATCGTATCCAGCCATAGGGATTCGTTCAATACGAACTTGTGTCATGAAAGAATTATCATAATATCCACAGTTTGAGCAATGTTTCCGTCTAGCATCTTTTGGGTCGCATTGCATTGCATCAGCAAGAGCCACATAAAACTCAGGATTAGACTTAGGATCATTACTAGGCTTCTCTGGGCCATAGTTCCAATCTTCAACTGCAACTATATAATTTGCATTATTCTCAGCCTTAGTTAAGAATTCTTCCTCGCTTGGAAGTCCATTAAATCCTCTAGGGATAACCATAAATTCCTTCATAACTTCTCCTTATGTTATTTCTCGCCCAGAGGCACGAATCGTTAAACTGGTTGCTGCACTTGCAAGCGTAGATATGAAACTACTAGGTTCTAAAGCCTGACCAACTAACTCAGGACAAGTGTAAGTCTCATCAGGTGCAATACTTCTAGCATCAATAATTAGATTAGCAGCACCGGCACTTGTACTTACTGTAACCAAGTTTGCACTAAAAGTCACATTTCCAGCAGTAGTATTTGTGACTGTAAATTTATCAATAATCGCTTTGCAATTAGTCGCAGTATATTGCGTTGTTTGCGTACCTTCTGCTTGTTTTGGTGGTATTAATACCTTAATCGTAACTGCCATAATATCTCCTTAAATAGCTTCTGCTCCACTAGCAATAATCGTTAAACCTGTTGATGTAGCTTGAATCTGTATAGTATCTCCAGCGTTCAGAATCTCAACCCCATTATATTGTAAGGCATTTGCAGTCGGTACTGGCACATCATATAAAAAGGCATTACTTGTTCCTGCACTACCCAAATTTGGTACTAAAAATACTCGAACAGGTATATCTGCACCAGTTGTATTAGCAATACTGAACTCTTTTAAAAGTGTACGAGTACTTGCTGGAACTGTATAGAGTGTTGTCACTCCAGTAGTGATTGCAGCCTGTCCTAGTTTGGTAAGGGTTATTACATCGAAAGCCATGTTAGTACCTGATTAGACCTGACTCGTTGGGTTTGATTAGCATAAGGCAAAATGCCTACAACATCGTGTTCTAACTCAATATTATTACGAATTGGTGCTAAAGCTAATAATTCTAAAGACTGTGCCAATCGTGGTATTGCATCTAAACTAAGTTGAACCTTTGCATTCAATACAGCATCATTTATAGCAGTATTTTGTCCTAAGACAGGTATTGCATCTAAAGCCTGTTGAATTTTAGCATTAAGAACTGCATCTTCAACTGCTGTTTTTTGAGCCAAACTAGCAATTTCAGCCAAAGCATTATTTGCTGAAGCTGATGCACTATCTGCTTGATATTCAAAATCTGTTCCTACAATTACTTGCAATACATCAACGGCTTGAAACAATAACTCAAACTGCTTAATCTGTTGTTGATCAGTCAAAAATGACGATAATTGATCTCTGGTTAAGTTGAGTTTAGTGAATGCCATTAGTATGCTAATGCCTCAATCTGTGCTTCCAAACGAGCATAAGATACATGAGAATCACTATCTCCACGAAATCGTTGTATTCTCCAATTCCTCATGTGGCCTTGCTGAAACCATGAAAGTCTCTTTTTACGATTCCCTATAGTTCCAACTGAAATAAATCGATCTTGACTATAAGTTATCCCATCAACTGTATAGCTGGTAGATATTTGTGGTTCAGTTCCTAATTCTACATTTCCAGTCAGACTAACCAGTTCAAGTTGCTTCATTAAAGCACCTTTGCCCTCGTTATAAACAATCAATGTACCAAACTCCCAACGGACTTGTTCACCCCAATGGTGACCGGTATCTTGCACCAGATAGCCAATATTAGTTGATTGAGGATCACCAACTAGCCATTTGTCATAACACCAGACTAAATTTCTTGCTCGATATTGAGAAAAACCTACGATTGTACTTACCAAAGTAAACCATACTTGAGTTTGCAATGCTTGTGAAGCTGAAGCATCATAAACAATGGTTCGATCAGGTAAATGCACATATAAGTGTTGATGACTCTTATCGTTTCGTGCTTCTATTTTTACTGCAGCTAATTGTGCTTCTGAATATTCTAAGAGTAAATTATCAATCTCTTGCGTACTAATCTTTTCAGTTTGTGCTGCAGCTCCTACATAAATAGACGGTGCTTCATTACGACCACTACCTAAAAATGCAATTCTATCTACATAAACACAACAAGCCTGAACTCCTAGACAACCTTTTTGAACTTGAGCACCACTAATTACTTGAAACGGAAAAGGAATCGCTGCAGTAGTATTATCATAAACTTCCATTGTGTATCGATTAATTGCATAGACTTCATTTCGTAATCTTAACAAAGAAGTGACTGGATCAGGATCAGAAATAGGTTCTTCAAATGCAAATGCACCAATCGTAAATGGATCACCAATATCAGTTAAGAATAAGCGTTCACCATCCGTAATCATATATCTGCCATCAATAAAGCAGAAGTCAATAATAAATCCAATAGTTACTGCTGTATAGTTTGCTTGGGTTAAGGTAGTTCCATTCCAAAAGAACATTTCGCCATTAGAGCAAATAGCTAATTCTGTAAATCCGTAATCAAATGTTACTAGGTTTGTACCACCAACATCACCCAAAATTGTGACTACACCATCACTTGCAATCTCTACCAGTTTAGTTCCCATGACTCGATAGCATTCATCATTCCAATTTATGCCACCTCGATCAACTCCTGGTCCTGTTCCATTCGCAACAATGCCATCACCTGGTCGTAAAAACCCTGAACTAATCCCTGATTCTTTAGGCACAGGCACAAGATTGACTGGATAACTAGTACGCAGTTCAGGAGTGCTATCTACATAAATTCCGTTCAGAATAGGTATCTGCATTATTTTTTATTTCTTTTAGTAATAGCTTTTGCCTTAGATTTAGCATCTGCCTTTGAACTTGCACCCCAAGCATTTAATGATAAAAGCAGTCTTGTAGGTTTACCATCTTTGTATTCTGGGCCATCATTCCCTGCCATTCTAGCTAAGAAACTTGCCCTTCTAGGATTGTCTCCAGACTTGACTGGTGGCTTTAAATTCATGCCTTCAGCTTTAGCACTAGCACGACCTTTAGCGTTCAAACCACCTTTAGGGTTCTGTCCTTCTTTTCGTGCATAGGCTGGAGTTTTCATCTGAAACCCTTAATCTTTTCTGCAATCTTTTTAGGTTGTTTTGCAAACTGTTTACCCTTGGCAGTAGCCTCACGCTTTGCTCTAGTAGTCGCTGAGTATTCTGCACTTGTTAATGCTTTGATTGCCTTTTCAGGTAAATATCTTTCACCAGTCTCAGATGATGGCTTACCTGATTTAGTAGTCCACTTCTGAGCACCCCAATCTTTGAGGCTTTTCTGAGTAGCTTTCATTTGTAGCCACCACCTTTAGCCTTATAAGTTTTAGCTAATAATTGTGCTTTTCTTGCTGACCATTCTCCTGCACTAGTTCCTTGCACAGCCTGTCCTTTAATCTTCTCAAATAACTTTTTACGCATGGTTGGCTTTGTATATACACCAGCACTATTAACAGAAGATTTTGTTGCCATTATGCAGTTACAGCCTTAATGACAGCAAATGCAATGACAATCGCCTCAGATAACGAACCTAAAGAGATATTACGCACATTGATACTTGCTGAACCTGCTGCAGACTGAGCATTTAATAAATATGAACCAGCCGTACCACCACTAATATGATTCATTATCAAAATATCGCCAGCTTCAATTACTGAATTAGTCAAAGTAAAACTAACTGTTGTAGATGCAGCTAATGCAGCACCATCTAATGTAATTTGCCCAGTAGATTTATTTAATAATACACCTGTAGCTTTGCTAGTTATTTGAGTAACAGTTCCACCTGAACCTGTGGCATAACCATGCTTACCTGTACTTGAAATAACTTGATTTCCTGTTGTGCTAAGACTTGTTCCTGTAGCTGCACCCAATACTGGAGTTACCATCACCATGCTTGTTGATGTACAAGCACTTATATTTCCAGATGCTACTGTACCAAGAGCAGGAGTTGTTATCGTAGGACTATTAATAGTTGGTGTTGTCAATGTTGGACTAGTTGCAAATACCAATAGACCTGTACCAGTCTCATCAGTCATTGCAGCTCTTAAATTAGCACTTGATGGATTTCCTAACCAAGATTGAATGCCAGTTGCTAATACAATATTTGTAGTTAAAGCATACCAAGAATTTGTTGGTTGATAATATCTAATTGCAAATGCTGATCCAGCAGCTAATGAAGTTATAGAACCAAAGATTGCAGTTGCACCATTTAAAGAAATAGTTATAGCAGTAATCTCTTGCGTAGTTGTTATTAATACTTCTGTGCCATCAGGAACACCAGTATTCAAAGGTAATGTAATCGTGCCACTTGTTAATGTTCCAGCAGGTTGAATTAACATCCATTGCTGATTACTTACTGGAGTTGGTACTGTTATATTAAAGCCAGCAGTAGGTACATATAAATTAACTGAAACTGTTGGAGAAGCAAAACTTTGTTGGAAGAATGTTAATAGACTTCCTATTGATGTTCTTCTTGCATCGCCATTATTCGGTGAATATACAGGTAACTGATCTCCACTAGATATTGTACTGAGTACAGGAAGTTGATTAATTGTTGGCATGATTATCCTTAATATTCTAATGGGCCATCAGGACCAGCATCCACAGGGAAATATGGTGGTCTGACGAATGGATTGTCGTAGACTCTCCAAGGTTTATTACCTGAACCTGCTGGCATACTAGCTGGCAGTTGTTTCTCAAGTGGGAATGTTGCTCGTTGTAACAAAATATCATAGCCCTGTTTTGCAGTAGCTTTAGTTTCCATCATGACTACTCTGCCATAACTAGGAGCAAGTCTTATTCCTAAACTGCAAATAATTGCTTCATAGGCTGAGTCTGGTACAAGTGTTTCTTCATCTAAACTACCATCTTCAGGACTAGATGGCAAAGGGTATCCTAAACGAATGCCTTTTGCATTCCAGTCTGCCATCATCGCATCAAGCCTTCTTCTGGCTGATTCGAGTTGTTCAGGTTGCATATCGAATGTATAGGATGCTAAACCAATTTCTTCAAGAGCAGCGTCTACGAATTGTCGTTTAGTGTATCCCATCACACTCCCATAGTTTCATTAATACGATTAAGTAAAGTAGAATCTTTCCAACGCTTATCAATTACTAAACCTATTTTATCAGCTTGTTGCACCATTTCTTCACGACTTATTTCTTTTATTGGTTCTTTTATTACTTCTTGATAAACTTCTATGCTTTGACCAATAGGTGATGGATGCACTTGCTTAATCAACTTGCGTTCTATCGCTTGTTGTTTTCTAACTTTGCGTTTTTCTAACCTCACCTTTTGCCAAGGTGAAATAGTTTTAACCTTAGTGATTGCAGCAGACTTAATCATTTTTTCATTGGTGCTTTGCTAGGCTTACCTGCAGACTTTGCAGATTTAGCAGCCATACCTAAAGACATAGCAACTGCTTGTTTTTGTGGCTTTCCTGCTTTCATTTCCAT